AAGACTTTAGCATTTACGTTAAACGTGGAAAAGTTATTTTAAAAGACGATTTAATTGATTCAAATAATGAGATTAATAAAAAATTCATTGAAAAAAGAAAGTCAAGATTTGCAAATATTCAAACTCCGGTTGTAATCGAATCAAAACCATTACAACATCCTCAAGAACAAAGCGAGGGACAGTCTTATACAGAATCAGAAAGGCAGTTAAAGTATCTTGATACCATAAAAAGACAAAAGGAAATTGAGAAATTAGACATTGAAATACAAAAAAAGAGAGGCGAAGTAGTGCCAAGTGAGTTAATTAAACCAGTGTTTTTGCAGCATAATCAAAGTATTATAACAGAAATAACGAATAGATGCGATGAATTTATAAGGATTTTTTCTAAAAAAAGAACATTAACAGTAAACGAAGTTGCAGAAGTTAGGGGAGAAGTAGTTTCTTGGGTAAATGAATCAATGAAGAAGGCAATATTAGCAAGTATAAAATCAGTAGAAAACATAATAACAGAACATTCAGAAAAAAAAGGAGTAGGTGAACATGGTTAAAAAATTAATAATTTTAGTAGCAGTTACGATAGTTTCATGCTCTAAGCAGATAGAAAAACAAATAAATCCAAATGATAATTATCATGTTGAGGTAAGAGCATATGACACAAGTCATGTTTTGCTACATGGAAATTTAACAATTGGAAATAGTGTATTGAATATCCGACAAGGATTTAAAGATTCTGTTTTGATAGATACATTTATTGTTGATGATGTGTCATTATGGTTAAGTCACAATTTACGATTATCTAAAATACAACCAAACTGCACATTGTTAGAAGATACAACTGGATTAATTAAAATAAAAGTTAGCGGATCATCATTTTTGTATGTTCACTAATCAATTTATTGATATAATTAAATCTGGTCAGGTTAGTATAAGTAATATTAAACCATCAGATTGGGTTGAGGAAAACGTTATAATGTCGAAGCCGTTTCCTGGCCCATATCGTTATTCATTAACTCCATATTGGAAAGAAGTCATCAATAGATTTGCAAAAGACGACCCAATGCGATGGATGGCTATTAAAAAAGGAGCGCAAATCGGAGCATCAAGCGGAGTTTTGATACCAGTTCAGTTATGGATGATAAAAAACGACCCATCAAATACATATTTTTTGGTAGGTTCACCAAATTTAATTGAAAAAGCCACAGAAAAGTTAGATATCGGAATAGATAATGCAGGATTAAGAAAGTATATTAAGCCTCAAGTAATGCGTAAAAGAGCGCAAAAATCGGGAGATACAAACAATAAAAAGGAGTTTTCAGGCGGATATATTCATATTGGTAGTGCAAATAATCATAAAGATATTCGAGATGTATCGTTAAAATACGGATTATTTGATGATTGGGAATCGGTAAAAGGAAAATCTAAAGAATCCGGTAATACAGCAAAATTATTAGAACAACGATTCGCGGCATATCAAGACGTGCATAAAATTTGCTATGTATCCACTCCAGAATTAGAAGATAGCAGTAATATTGAACAAGTTTATTTACTTGGAGATCAAAGGGTTTATTTAATACCATGTCCATGCTGTGGAGAGTATATAGAATTAAAATGGAGCATTGAAGGCGGAGGCATTACATGGAAACTAGATGATAATGGAAAAGTAATAAGCGAAAGTGTTGGGTATATCTGTCAAAAATGTGGAGGTTTCTTTAATGATAAGAATAAACAAGAACTTTTAAACTTAGGTTATTGGCAGCCGACAGCCGAACCAAGTAAGCCAGGATACTATTCATATCACATTAGTTCACTATATGCTCCAATAGGAATGTTTGACTGGGAACATTATGTAAATGATTATATTGAAGCGAATCCAGAAGGCCAACCAAGAAATGAGGACTTATGGAAAACATTTGTAAACGTTGTATTAGGAGAAACTTATAAAAATCCAACAATGGATTTAAAAGCAAACCAATTGCAACGGAATGTAAGGCAATATGAAATAGGGACTGTTCCAGAAAAAATGAGTATTGCAGACGGAAACGGAAAAATAGTACTATTGACATTTGCATGTGATTTGAACGGTAAAGTTGAAGATGCTCGTTTAGATTGGGAAATTGTGGGATGGAGTGAAAACGGAACATCGTATAGTATAAATCATGGAAGCATAGGAACGTTTATTCCGAACGAAAGCGGTAAAAAAAATAAGGTAGTTAGAGAATCATGGACATACGATCATAATAAACAGAATAGCGTTTGGCCAGAATTAAATAAAATATTAGGAGCCGATTATTTAACCGATACTGGCAGGAAAATGAAGATTCTAATAAGTGGAATTGATACAGGATATTGTGAGTTACAAGCATTTACTTACATCGATAGTTCTAACTTTTGGGTAGTAGGATTGAAGGGTGACAAGGAAGATAAATATGTGAATCGACATGTTGAACAAGCTAATTTTAAAGTAGGATTAAGTCGTTCTAAATTATTTATGGTTCGAGTAGGTAGGATTAAAGATAATTTAGCAGCATTGATGAAATTAAAATGGGATTCCGGAAATGATGAAGTGCAACCAAATGGATTTATGAATTTTCCAACTCCTAGTAATGGAAAATATTTATTTCAAAATTATTTCTCACATTTTGAAAGCGAGGTAAGAAAAACAGACAAGGAAGGTAATTACATTTGGGAAAAGAAAACAGCTACTAGCCAAAATCACTTATTCGATTGCCGAATCTATAACATGGCACTAAAAGAGATTGTTACGCATGTGATATGCAAGGAATATAAGATACAAAACTTTGCATGGAGTGATTTTGTTGGAATAATTTTAGGTAAGATTAAATAAAAAACCCACCAATTAGATGGGTTTTAACAAACAAAATGATAAGCAATAAAAAAAATCTAGACAAATATATCAAATAAATTCTGAACTTCAATCAATTTTTTTTCATAATCTTTAACATAATATCCACATTTTAAGTCAGGATTATTATAATCTTGTAAAATAGTACCTTTTTTAAAGTTATTTCTTGCACTTGAATTGTTTATTTTACGCATAATATCCTTGCGAATATAACTAAAATGATGCATGTGAATGTCTAATAATTCTACACTATTTGAGTTAATACGTCTAGTAGGATCAACATAAAAAGGATAATTAGGCAATCCAGAACGTGTGTCATCAAATAATTTATGTATAAAAGGCACAAAATACCCATCTTCAGTCTCAAATCTAAGAGTTGGTAATTTAAAGTATGTGAATATTTTGCAACACGAACCTTCTTTTCCTGAATCAAAATATAATTTCTTTGCCTTATTAAAATCTTGATACATCTCATCACAGTCCATGTGTAAAAAATGAGAGCATGAATTTTTCTTAGCAATTTGCAATCCGATATTTCTTTTTTCTCTTTCATTTGATATGCCAGCGTGATTTATAGGAGTGAATTTATGTAAAATATGCGGAACATCCTTAACAGCTTTTAAAATATTTGGTAATGGATCGTATTTTTCTCCAAAATTAGAAGTAGTTTGATAAACTATAATAAACAAATCAACTCCAGATTTTACTGAATTGATCGAGTACTCTAAAAGTTCGTCACCATCCCAAACGTTATAAATTGCCGCTAGTTTTGTTTTCGACATATCAATAAATTTTCACAAGATTCATAGATAATTTTATTCATTCCGAATTGAGAACAGTATTCTAAAATTACTAACTTATTAGCAATAATACTATTCCACTCGATACATAATAATTTAGTATTAGTCAAATCAATTTGCTTTAAAATATCTATGTCTAAGCCTTCGGCATCTATTGTAATAAAATCAAAATTACCTTTAATCTCATCCATTGTAATGACATCGACATCAATTTCTTTAAATTCAATACCAGCTTTTCGCCATTTAATAGTTTCATTTGTATCTAAAGTGCTAAGTAAAGCATAATCAGACTTATCTTTTAAGTGATGGCCAGATTCATAAAACTTCATTTTGCCTTTATCTTGACCAATTGCCACATTTAAGCAAGTAACGTTTTTATTTTTAGCGTGTAGTTTAGATAATTTTTCAAAAGTGCATGGAGACGGCTCAACTAAAACAGCATTCCATCCTTGCTCAATTAATGCAAGTGAGTTGCTAAATGTTTTGCCGTCATTCGCACCGATATCAAGCAAAGTGCCTTTAAAATCTTTGAAATACTCTAAAATGTATTCTTGTTCTTTATTTTGTGTGTAACTCATTTCCTCGTTGTTTAAATGTTATTTTATTTTTATTTTTTTCAAATTCTTTAACTTCTTCTAATGTAAAAGGAGCTAATATTCCATAATCAAGCTTTTTAAATGGTCTATTTTCATATATTTCATTTAAATTATCTTGAATTTTTTGACATATTCCGTTTTTAAAAGCCATTATTTCTAATTAATAATTAAATATTTCCATTGCTAATTTATGACAAGTTTCTCTAACTTCATAGTCTCCATTAACTTTTTGAGTACTAGCATCTGTGTGTCTTCTAAATAAAGCATTAATAATTGTCGTTTTTTCGTGATCAGTAAAGCAGTACTTGAATAATAATTTTCTTAATATATTTTTCATTTTGCTTTTTCTATTTTATCGGCCTCGCTATGTTGGCCATGATTATACTGAAATAATATTTTATCTGTGTGAGCTTCGGTAGTGCAATGCGCTAAGACTTGCTCCATCCATCGTGAATCTTCGGCATTATTTATATCTTCAAAATCATATAACTTTGCAAATTCAGAACGAACTGGACACATATGAAATGGCATACGTCTTATGGTATGTTCCGGAGTAAACTGATCGTTTAATTTATAAGCTAATCGCATATCAACCAACCCCCAAGCCGTTTCAAGTTTTGACATAGATCTAAAAGTGCAAATATCTAAATCAAAATTACATAATCTCAATAAAGATTCCACATAATTAGGTGCAATACTCTCATCATCATCTAAGAAACATAAGTATTTGCCAGTTGCTAATTTAACAAGTTTCTCACGTTTTTTACCAATACTTAATCCACCATCTAAAAAAGAAATACTATCATCAAAAACAATCTTAACAATACCTAGCATTTCATGTTGTTTAATTGACTCTATTTGCTTGGTTAATTCGCAAAGTAATGCATCTAATTTCTGTTTTCTCTTAGGAATAGAAGGAATTAGTATCGAAAGTATAATATTTCCAGTATTATTCATTTATGAAGTAGCAAATATTAGAAATACGTTGATAATTTGGAGTAAATTTAATAGATTTAAAATAATCTTTACAAGCCAATTGACACCCTGGTAATTCCCAATCATCAATAATAACAACACCTCCCTTAATTACTTTTGGAAATAAATGTTTTAAGCAAACTAAAGTAGAATTATATAAATCCCCATCTAATCTTAAAATTGAAATTTCATCAATTCTACAATTTTCTAAAGTATTTTCAAACCATCCTTTATGAATAATAATATTTTCAGGACATTGAACATTGGAAACATTCTCTAAAAAAGCCTCTAAAGGAACAACAGTCGCTCCGCTTGATTCAAGTTTTTGTTTACCAGGTTTAGGCAATGCTTTTTGTTCTTCTTTTGTCAAGTATTTAATACCTGGCATTTGATCATCTTTGTTAGAAGGCAAAGGAATACCCTCAAAAGAATCAAAAGCGTGAATAGTTTTATTAGGAGCTGCCTCAGCCATTGCTAAAATTTGCGCACCCGCAGAAACTCCACATTCTACATAAACTCCTTTAGCGTCCTTCATTTTTTTAGCACAATCATAAGTAAACATTAATGTTTCTTCTGATGAATAAGCCAATCGTTTAGCTAAATCTAAATTATTAGTCTCCATATTGTATATAAGTATTATTTGTTAAATGTTTTTTAGCAGCGATAAATCCATAATCTAAAATATTAATTTCATAATCATGAAATATTACAGAATTTACGCTTTGATCGTGACGAGCAGCAACAAAACCATCTCGTGTAGAAGTTCCATTATTAAAAGAGCCTATTTCGGCTTGATATAAAATTTCGGCAAGTATTTGTAATGCGGATAATTTATTTAAATTAAAACCTAAAGCACCGCCCCATGTATTTTTCACATCATAAATATACTTATTGCATTTTAGATTTTCAACAGCTAAATCAGTAATGTATTTATAAGTAGGATGTCCTATATTATCAAAAGCAACAATACCATCTTTAGATAATTCTAATAATTCAAAAGGATTTTTAACTAAACGCATAGTGCTATCAAGCCAAAAGATTTTTTTATATCCTTTTTCGTATGCTCGTTTAATTAAATCATACTTAAATTTATAAGGAATTTCAGCATGAGGCGTTACTCCTTCTGGATATTCATTTAAAATCCAAGTATCACAATCTCCAGCTAAATGAAGTGTTTCAATTAGTTTTTTTTGTTTTTCTACGTAGTTGTCACGTCCATTAATAGCAAGTGAAATAATTAGTGGTTTCATCAATACTCTTTATTTTTAGTTGAAAATTTATACCAATACATTGGCAAAGATATAACAAATTCTGATTTTAAAAATTTATTTATTGCATCTGAATAAGATTTATCTTCGGCATTAGATTTATTTGGAAACGGAGCCAGTAATGCTATTTCTCTTTTTACGGCTGTTATATGATTAGTTTTTCTAAGATAAACATCTACTCCATTTTCTTTAATAGTAATATTTTCATAGTCTTTTGAAAGCCTCCATTTAATTTCTTTTGCTCCGTCCGTAGTCATTTTACCATTAATAGCGAAGCAATCAGCATTTGAAACACATGCATCTAATAATGTACAGATATAATATCCTGGAACTTCATCATCATCATCAATAAATATAATGTACTCACCTTTTGCAGCATTAACTAAACGGTTTCTTTTTTCACCAGTTGTTACTTGCTTATTGTCGATGTCAATAATTACTTCACAAACTCCATTTGTATAAATTTCACGAGTATAATTTTCTTGAACTTCATCATAATGATAGCAAATTTCACCTAGTTGACTGATTAATCCGTAAACTAATTGCGTTTTTTGCTCACTTCTGTTCCATAAAGATGGAATTAATATTGATATTTTCATTTTATAAAATCTTTATAATATTGCTTGTTGATAATTATACCTAATTCAAATAAGAAACCATATCCAATCCAAAACAATAATGCTAATATTATTATAGTTATAGGAATTTTATACCAGTTCCAAAATTCTTTTAGTATCTTCATAACGGGAATCCCTCCAATTTTCTTCTATTAAAAACAGCCTTACCTTGGTCCCAATTAGCAGCACTTTTTTTATAAGTTTCGTCATTTTCAGCAAGTCCATTACAAGGATGCTCATGCGGAAACTTTAATTCATGACACATAACTAACCAATTATTATTTTTACAAGTCCAATATAAATCTTCATCTACAAACATACTTCTATATTCAGGATGCCAAAAATAGCCTAATTTTTCATATAATGCACGTGTCATTATTGGAATAGTAAGAACTGCTACATGAAATTTTTGAAGGCAATCGTCTACTTTCCATAGACAAGGAGTATCCATATATAATGCCATCAATGATATATCCCAATTATCGGGACATTTAAAATCATCACTAAAGTAAATCAAAATATCTCCAGTTGATTTTTTAGCTGCAATATTAGTAGCTTCAACAACGCAATTATTATTTGAAATTAATATAGTTGAGTTTGGAAATAATCGTTTATAATCATCAACTTGACTATCATCTAAATCAATTGATAGAATATGCTCGATTTCTATTTGACTGCTAGATTTTGACATCCAATAGTCATAAGTTTCACGAGCTTTTTTT